ACGGATATAAATATATAAAAAACAAAAATGGTGCCAAAATAGGCACCATTCTCAAAGGTATGGAGGGTTGGGTAATTAAAAGTTTAATATACAATAATCCATTGCAATAGTGATATCTAAATTGATTGCTGCGTCAGCTGACCAATCATATTCACCAAATGTAGCAGTTTTACAGTAAGCTCCTTTGATAACCCATTCGCTTACTACATCTCCTACTGGACCTAATATATCTAATGTTAAATTTTTCTTATAGAAATCAGAATATCCATCTCTACCAGTTACACTTTCATGTGCTAATCTAGCCCATTCCATTATAGCTTGAGCTCCTGATGGAGTTACAGGATCATATAGACCTAAAGTCATATCATTCCATCTAACTTTTCCTTTCACTTTTCTATACACATTCATGTGGTCAAGAATGATTTCACCTGCTTCAAATCCAGGTGCAGTTACATTTTTAATTAAATATGCTGGGATACCGTCTACATATAGTATAAATCTATTTTGAACTTTTGGTTCAAAAGCGGTATACATTATTTCGTTAGGGTCTAATACTGCCATTTTCTATTGTTTATTATAAATATTGCCTTTTTTATTTTTTAGAATTCAACTCCCGTTGGTGTTACATTAAAGTCTAGTATTATAAATTCAGCTGTTTTAGTTGGTTGAATAAATATTTGTCCCACCATTTGATTTCTATCAATTACTTCAGCTGTATTATTTGTATCATCCATTACTACTCTATAAGCAAATAATCCTTGTCTTTGTTGTATGGATTCTAAGAATGGGTTTACTTGGTTTAGGAATCTATTTCTAGTTGCAGCAGTATTTTGCTCAAATAATAATCCATTTCCTATATCACCAATTACTCTTTTTAGTTCTATTAATAGTCTTCTAACATTTACTCTATCTAAAGCAGTAGCTGCATTTTGTAATGTTTTCTGACCAAATACTACTGTTCCATTTCCTGGGAATTGAGCTATTGGATTAACTTTTGCTAAGTATAATTTATCTCTATCCGCTGGAGATAGTTTTCTTTCAGTGGTAATTACACCACCTACACCACCTCTATTAAATCCTGCTGGAGCAAACCATTCAGCACCTAATCTATCATTAGTAGCATATACTCCTGGCATTACTGTTGAAGCTGGTACAAAAACGTTTTTACCAGTTTCTACTCCTTTCACTTGAACATGAGGCCAATAAGTAGCACCAAAGCTTGAATCAATTGTTGTTGCTGAAGTTATTGCTTGGTTTAATGTTGCACCATAATCTCTAGTATCAACTATTGCTATAGCATCACCTCTTTGTGTAACACAATCAATTGCCGAATTTACAGCAACGTTTCCATTTTGAATTGTTACACCTGGTATAGTTAGTATTTCAAAATCATACTCATCTGTATTTTGTAATAAGTTTAATGATGCTGTATAGTAAGCTGCTTCTAATCCTTGAATAGAAGAAACGTCTATTTCATCATACATTTTTAATCTTGTATTTCCATTAGCACCTCTTCCAAATACGCTACCTGCTCCTCCTGTAAATGCTCCTTGATTTGAACCACTACCTATTTGAGGTAATGATGAAGTAAGTGCTGCTTTAAAGTTACCATCACTATCCAAATAGTCTAATGTCGGTTGACCTACTGAAGATACTCTTACGAAACGGCTGTTATTAGTGTAAGATCCTGTAGTTTGTATAAATCTATTTCCATCAGCATCAGTATCAAAATTTTGTCTTTGGTTACCAATTACTTGTTCTATATAATTTGGTGAATTAGGATCTAATGATAAATCTGTAAAAGATTCTAATATTGTTTTTCTACTTGTAGTATCATCCCCTCTTCTAATTAATAAGTTAAATGTACCACTCCCTGAATCAACATTTGCAATTTCATATCTTAAATTCTCTGATGAACCACTTACTAATGAACCACTTGTAGATACACTACCTGAGTTATTCATTATAGCACCTTCTGATAAGGTTTCTAATGTAAATGATGCAGAATCAGCATGCATAATTGCTCTTACTTCTGCACTTGAGGGCGCATATGAAGCCGATACAATTCTAGTAACAACTGCAGTTTGTCCTCCTTGTTGGAAGTAGTTATTAATTGAAATGTTAGTTAAATATTCAAATTTTATACTTGCACTTGTAAATGATCCACCAAATTTATTTTTATAATCACTATATGAAGTAACTACTGTTGGGACATTTACTGGACCTTTTACTGTAGGACCTAAAATTGCTAGTCCTGCTACTACGGGTCCTTGTGTAACAAGTGATTGATCGTTTTCACGTGTTAAAACTCCTGGGGATAATAATGTTTCAGCCATTGTAATAATTTATTTTTATCAATAATAAATATATAAGAGAGTTTTAAAAATATTATCAATTATTGGTTATTGCACCTGTTTTTAAATCAATTGATGCATCACCATATTTTTCTTTTAATTTATCTCCTATTTCTTTTTCTTCTAAAAGAAGTTGTTTATATCTTGTTTTTAAAACTTCTTCTTCTTCATTAATATTTAATTTTTTTAATGTTAATTGTCCTAATTGATAGGTTATAACATTAATGTTTTGTTGGAAATCTTCTAATTCCTTTAACTCCTCGTTTGTTACCTTTGTTTCTTTAATTGCCATAACGTTTTTATTTATATATAAATATTTAATTTGTATATGAAAACAAAAAAGAGAACAAATGTTCTCCTTTTTTAACTAAAATTAAATAACTATATTATTTATTTTCTAAAGTTTTAACTCTATCAGATAATTCTTTTACTGCTTGGATTAATACAGCTGTCAATTTATCATATTTAATTGCTTTATATCCATTTTCTCTATCTGATACTATTTCAGGTAATACTTTTTCTACTTCTTGTGCTATTACACCTATATCTTTCATATCACCATATACGTGAATATCTTCCATAGGAATCCAATTATAAGTATATCCTGTTATTTGTTCTACTTTTTCAACTGCACTTCCAATTGGTTCTAGATTTTCCTTTAATCTTTCATCTGAAGAGGCAAATGCAACAACATCATTAGTAGCTAATATAGCTCCGGCTACACCTGAAGGGGCAACATTAATACCTAAACTCTTAAACCTACCTGTATCACTTGAACTTACGGCACCAATTATATTTGTGCTACCAGTAATACTTACAGATCCAGATAACATACTACTACCCGAGACGTTAAATGATCCTGTTTGGAAAATACTACCTGTTAAAGCTGTACTACCACTAACTCTTATTGCTAGAGCAGAACTTCCTGTTACTAATAATGAACCTGATATAGCTCCAGATCCTGAAATGGAAAGGTTACGTACATTACTTGCTAAATCTGCAAATGATGCTGTAACTGTTGGTGCTAAACCATTAGCTCTAGTAGCAACAGAGGCTGTTTGAGCTAATACTGCTGTAGATGATGAAATTGCTGATACTGCAGTTATATTAGAACCATCACCTTGATAAGAACCACTAAATGAACCACTATTATTAAGAAAATCTGGTACTTGAGCTGTATTACCCATTCCATTTCCATGGGATGTACAGTAATATTTTAAAGATGCTGATGTTGAAAAATTAACATCAAAATCCACATATGCACCTGCTTGACCTGGTGTACCTACTGCATTTACTCCTGGTGTGTATGAGGTATCATTAAGTAATCTAAATCTAAGTGGGTGACCATTATTACTTGAATCTGATAGATCAAATCTGTATAATTCTCCTCTATTAAGTGATATTTTTGGAGCAGTTACTCCATTAAATGCATATTTGTTTCCTCCATCATTAACTACTGTTACAGGAATTACATTTGATGTTACAGCGACGTTTGCTTTATCTGCAAAACTTGCTGTTGCCGCAGCACTTAAAGTAGTTGCTCTTGCAGCAACAGAGGCTGAAGTGGCAGTTACTGTAGGGGCTAAAGCATTTGCTCTTGTAGCAACAGAAGCTGTTTGGGCTAATATTGCCGTTGATGATGATGAAGCCGTAGCCGCTGGGCTTAAAGTAGTTGCTCTTGCAGCAACAGAGGCTGATTGAATCGAACCTGAAGCTATTACACCTGTTAATAATGTACCATCTCCTTGGAATGAACCACTAAATCCTCCTACACTAGCTGATATATTACCTATAACAGTCATACTACCTGTTTGTAGTAAACTACCTGTAATTTGTTGAATATCAGTTGCTTTATCACCAAGAATGTTTGATCCAGATGTTATTATAGTAGAAGCGGATTCAAATACTTGTAATACAAAACTACCAGTTTGAGCAGAAATGCTTGTCAACCCTGTTAATGAAGCTGCTGTAACTCCTAAATCTACTTCTGTTGAACCTATAGTAACACTATCATTTGCTAATTTAGCATTTGTTACATTACTATTTAATATTTTAGTTGTAATAACGGCATCTGCTGCAATTTTTGTAGCAGTTATGTTACCATCATGTACCGTGCCTGCTACGTCTGCAAATGAAGCTGTAGCTTGTGCACTTAAAGTAGTTGCTCTTGCAGCTACGGAAGCTGAAGTGGCAGTTACTGTAGGGGCTAAAGCATTTGCTCTTGTAGCGACTGAGGCTGTTTGAGCTGCAATAGCAGTTGAAGCAGAAGTTGCTGTAACTGTTGGTGCTAAGCCATTTGCTCTTGTAGCCACTGAGGCTGTTTGAGCTGCAATAGCAGTAGAGGCTGATGTTGCTGTAACTGTAGGAGCTAAACCATTTGCCCTAGTAGCAACGGAAGCAGTTTGGGCTAATACTGCTGTTGATGCAGATGTAGCTGTTGCAGTTGGAGCTAAAGTATTAGCTCTTGTAGCAACGGATGATGTTTGAGCAGTGGTAGATATAGAAGCCGATGTAGTTGTATCAGCAAATGAAGCTGTTACCGTTGGAGCTAAACCATTAGCTCTTGTAGCAACTGAAGCTGAACCAGCCGTCATTGAAGCCGTCACACTGTTTACTACATAGGAGCTACTTAAAAAAGTAAAGTTTTCATCCATCTCTGCGATGGTAAGCTTTCTACCTAAACCTGTTCTTAAAGTAATTGCCATAGTTAATTAATATATGTTATAAATATTGTTAAGTTATTCTAATTTTAATATCGTTTCCATTTCTGTATAATCCTCCTAAAGGAACTCCACCAGTAGCTGCATCTGTATCATTTGTAAAGTTAAGACTTTCAGATACTCTAGTTAATACAACTGCTCCTTGTGAATGATTTAAAGGTCCTATTATATCTGCCCCACCTTCTATGATAGCTGACCCTGTTGTAATTAATGCTATACCCGCTATATAATCTTCAACATAATTATCAATATAATCATTTACAGAATTAATCCTTAATTGCTCAGTACTTATATCTCCTTGGAATGAACCTGAAACCGAACCTGATAAATTTAGTGCAGTTACAGAACCACTAAATATAGCGTTATCACTAACTATTAAAGCATTTCCTCCAAATAAATAGTCATTTACATAAGTATCATCTACATAATCATTTCCCGGAGAATCTAATGTTAGGTCTCCTAAAATTGA